TCAAAAGTGCCATGATCGGTTTTTACTGTCATATTAGGTGTTTCGCATTGTAAGAGAACCGAATAAGAGTTTTTGATCTACATTATACATCATTGCAGCTTGTTCATTTAAACTCATTCCGGTTATGATAGCCTTTGTACAGTGCATTGCCCAATTGGTATCGGAAGTTTTTGCGGCAGCTTGTCCGCTGTGATTGCCCAGATTATTAATTAAACTAGTTTGTGCGGAAGCGTGCATATAGTTTGCCAACAAACCTCTACTATCTTTATCTAATTTAATCGTAGAAGACATAGTGACTATAGGGCCTTCTGGAACACTTCTGCTAATACTATACGGTACATTATTAACTGGGTCCCAACCTACATAGTCAGCTGGGTTTTCGATAGTAACATTAAAACTTTGCATAACTGGACTTGCCACCCCAGCAATAGTACGATAGGTTAAATCATGTATAGTTTGCAATCCATCTGTAACAGCGGCACTTGTAGTTCCTTCTGCGCCAGAAAACACTGGAGAATAACCTGTCTTTACAGTCAGAGAATATTTTAAACGCCCACCATCTGTTCCCGCATCTCCAAAAATTGATAGAGCGGTAATTGAACAACCAGTTAAATGAATTGAATTGGCTACTGCGTTACTACCATCATCATCTGTGACTTCTGGTGAAATTAATTTTACTGTATAAGTAGCTTTTGCTGGTGTGCTGCTTATAGCTTGATTGTGATATAAATGTGGTGCGGTGTATGCATCGGTAATGGTTATAACATTGTTAGATGCAGCTGTATGAAAAATACCATCTAATAAATTTAAAACATTATCGTTTAGTAAACCTGTACAGGTTAATTCAGATGGTGTATTTTTGCCACTAGAATAAATTTCAGCTTCATCTGCAACAAATTTTCCAGACTTCGCTGATAAGTCTTGATCTGGCGTAAAAGATGGCAAACTAACACTATCTGTAAACAATGGAGCTGTATTTGCGTTTACAGATCCTGTATTTGCTTCCCTTACTATACCAATTTGAAAATCATTAGGTTGGTGTGCTACTAAATTTGCCATAATTACTTACCTTTTTTTGCTTTAATTTCTTCTACATAATCCAAAGCAAGCTCTGGAATAAAATCTACTTTAACAGTCTTACCAGCATTAAGTTGACTCCAATGCTCTCTTGAGAATCCAGAGTGACTAGCATACTTTGGAATGCTGCTTACGTTATCTTTTTTCTTAATACTTTTCATACAACCTCTAATACGTTTGCTATAAATGTTGCTTCTACTAATCCTATATCAGATGACAGATCTGCATTATCTGGCTGATAATTAATACTTTCTAATCGACCGTTAAAAAAACGCTGGCCATTGCTATCAGAATAGCTAGTATTGTTACGTATAAGTCTTTTAAATCTTTCTATAACATTTGAAGTAGCATCAATATGAGTATCCTTTCGACTTTGCCCACTCAATATCCGATAATACTGGACCAATATTTCGTATTCGCGTATATGGCCATTTGATAATTCTTCCAATGTATTATCTGAGATAGGAACTAAGTTAAACCAGTTGGTCCCACGCGCGACATAATCAGTGTCAAATGATACAGCCTGTGTAAACTCTCCATTTAAGATTTCTTGCAATGGAGACAGTATATCTACGTCTAAATGATTAACGTAGGTAATGGCCATTATCGATACAATTGCCCAGATTTTACAGATCCGATCTGTACATCTGAGCTTTGAAACGTCACACTAAATTCATCTCCAGCTACATAGACTCCCGGTCCCCATAAAACTTGAGCTCCATACGCAAACGCTTGATAGGACCCATTCATAGTTTGAGCATCTATAATTTTTTCCATACGCAAACCATCTGAGTTTTTAACATAAACATCATACTTAACTGGACTTGTAGTCCCGGGTGCAAATTCTCCACCTGTGCTAATGACTAAACGCGGTTCATCGTAATCTACGCTAGGTGGACCAAATATTTTTATATCCTGTGGAAACCCAGTAGTGGATCCATTAATAGATACCACGTTAATATCTTTTCCATCTTCAGATTTATTTGTAGTCTCATTCCATAACGCAAACTCGCCAAGCTTCAATCTGTCTAACAGTCCAGTTTTGTCAGCATTCAATGCCTGTTCGTAAATCTCTTGACCTTTTTCTGGATCAGTTCTTCGCACCAGATCTGCTACTGCAAGAATTGCATTAATACGAATTAAAATAAAATCGTAGGTCCTAGAATGCGCGCCTTGTAGGTCCGCATTATTTCGTTTATAAATAGTACGATTTGTTAAATAACTTCTTATAAAATCTGAGCTCTCATTTACAACAGCAGTTTTAAGTGTATCAAAATCCATAGCTTCTTCCCAATTACGGGCATTTAATGCCGCAACTGATGTTGATGCTTCGTAATACTCTAAACGGTCGTCAGCAGCCACCCAGCGCCATTCTGATGCGCTATTAGGTTCATCGGACTGTGCAGCTCCTAAGTCTTTATGGTCCATAAAAATTGCACTGCAAAATCCTGTGTTATAAGCATAGTATAAATTGCTGGTCCCACTTGCCACAAACGTAACCGATAAAAGTCTTTTACGATCAAATGAATCCACGTCTGCAATTGCTTGCAGATCTGTAGTCGTATTACAAAATGCTTCAAATCTTGTCATGCTTGGGCCATCTCTTTATTATTAGTTAAAATGGTTACGTCTGGTACAGGTGCTGTGTTAATTAGAGCTAAGATATAAGCAATGGTTTCTGGAAAATGTGTATCATTATTTTTTAAACGCTTCTCCAGCTCTTTTAGTTGCGTCATTACTTCTAAAACGCGTTCTATTTTTTCTGACTCATCCATACTTAGTAACTATTTCTGCAAAATGTTCTGGCGTACCTTTGCCTTTATAAGTATTGTAATAAGATTTCCAGTAAATAGCTTGATCAGCTAATGTACGTGGTAATGGCTTGGGGCATCGACGGTAATGTAATCTGCACATAATAATTTGTGCTGCTAGATTGGTTGTTAATATTAATTTCCATTTTTCTTCACTTGGACTTAAAAAATGGGACCAGTCTAATTCGCAAATCTCAGCCACTTTTTTCATAAGCGATTCACGATACTTTAAATAATTATTTATTATATCTAAACACGTGGCTGGTTCACACTGCCAGTGTCCTCGCGCTGGACCTTTAATCTGTTTTAAGTAAACATATTTACTTTCAACTAAGCCAGTATTGTATACTAGATCTAGCGCTTCTGGAGAACTATACTTATCGCCTAGTTCGGTTAAAACGTGGTCTATGACTTCACGCATTTGTTTGGGGTCTATCATTTTTTCTTACGCTTACCGGCCTTTGTTTTCTTTTTAAAACCGATCTTTTTGCCATACCCTTTTTTGCTTGGCATATATACTCCTTTATTTTTTAATCTTTTTTATTTTACCATTACTGGTCCGCGCAAACTTATGTGTCTTAGTTTCGCGAATTAAGGTCCCGTAGTACCGCTTACTACCATAAGTCCAACTTACTTTTTTAGCCATATTTTTACCATTGTTTGCAACTCCAATAGCGAGCTGTTAGTTTATTTCTTTTAGTTGCTGGCGCATCACATTTATGACGCGCACGAAACGATTTACGCCTAGCTGGACTTGATTTTTTAATTCGCATATTGGGATCGCCAAATCGAACTAACCGTACCTTACTTCCCTGTTTTGCAAGGACCGCAAACTTTTTACTTTTCCCGGGAGTTCTTTTAACTTTATTGTAACCCGAAAACCTTTGTCCGCGATACGTGATCAATCTGCTTTACCACCCATGACTTCTGCAACACTGTCTGTACACGCATCAGCGATATTCTTAAAGAATGCGACTTCTTCTGCTTCATTCATTTCTGGTAGATTAATAGCAGTTGCTAACTTTTTAGCTAGTGCAGTTTCAAACGCGTCAGATTGAATCTTCTCCATCAACTCTTTCATAAACATTGAGATGATTTTCTTTGCGAACTTTTTCATTTTTTATCCTTGATATTTCTAATTAATAAAACAATACTTAATAACGCTACTATAATCTGTAAAAACTCATGCACTCCGCTAAAATTCAATGCGTAATTCCCAAAACTGATCGCTGCGACTCGTACACTATCCATTATAGACCTTTTCCATTAATACGCCCCTTTAAATAATTTAGAGAATCGGTTACGTCATTGATTTCAGAAATGATATTAGACTGCTGTCTTTCGCTAGATTCTGTAAGCTTTTCTGCACGTCTTTCAGAGTTTGCATCAGACTTATTATGTCTCTCTATTAACTTCACTACAATTTGCGTTTGTGATTCGATCTCTTTTAAAATCTCTGCTATGTCTTTACTTTGGCCCTCGTTTAAAACTGTAAGTGTTTGTAGACTTTCAGCTTGGCTAGAAGCTCTAGTATTCATCGTATAGATTAACCATAAAAAACAGGCCACTATACAGCCAGTAAGGCCAATATCTCCATAAAGTGTCGCAAATTCTTGTAGCATTTATTTCTTTTTCCACGGATTTAATTTTTGATAAAATTTCAATTCTTCTTGCAATGCGGCAATGGATTCAGCTTCTGCCAGCTCATGTTTAGTAAGTAAGTTCCTAATTTCTGTATTTGCTGATAATATTCCATTCTCAAGATTTTTAATTCTGGTTTCGATACGCCAATAACCGTATACAAGGCTACACACCAATACAGTAAGCTGTAATAACCATTTGAGGTTAATACTGATAATAGCATTGTCATCAAGCACACCAGCGCGATAAGACCTAGCAGTCTGAACGTGTTGCTCATCAGAGTTCATAACCCATCACAGACCAACCACCGCAGCTATTTAGGACCGTAACCATTAGTAGCATTGACACTAAAAAAAGTAAATAGTACGTTAGTGCCTTTATTTCACTTTTCGTCATCTAAGAGTAACCTTATTATTTATTAATTTATGTTTAACAATGTCAATGCGCCCATGACCAGACTCGTGCAGTTTTGCACATTCAGCCACATAAGCCAATTCTATAGTTTGAAATGAATCAGATTTAGTTTTTATTTCATCATCTACCACTAAAAAA